GAATATAGCAATTTATATTTTTTTCATCTGTAACTAATGATATATGGAAATCAACAATTCGATGCAATATTTCGTTCACTTCCAGTTCTATAACAGGTATTATCTTTTTCAATATCATATATGGAACTCCATATTTCGATATTGATTGCAAATAATGGACATATACATATATTTCATCATTTAATTCTAACAATTCAGCATGCTTAGCTTTCCACGTAGAATGCTGTACCTCTATTGTCGTGAGTGCAGTTTGCGCATCGAAATATTCAGCTTGTATTCGCTTTTGATTTGAATATGCAATCTCATATTCACGCTTCAACCTTTGCATTTGATCTTGAATCTCGGTATTTTTAGTTTGAATAGATTGCTGCTCATGATATAGAAGTTCCGCATCTTGCATTCTGATCAGCTCTGCATTATATGTATTCAACATATTCGAATTGTGGGCAAGTTGATCATTGATATGCTTAATTTGAACATCTATATTTTGAAACTTCGCCGACAAATCTGTATATGCATCTCGAAGACCTTGAAGTATTGGTACTTGCTTATCAATAAGCGTTTGGGTAGAATCTCGTTCCAATTCCAACTTTGCCAATTTAACTAATGCGTCAGGATATTGTTCTGTATATTCATTATACTGTGCCACAAATGAATTATTTGAACAATAATCACAATTTGGATCATATTCATATTCTTGAAATAATTTAAAATGAGTTCGCATATTCTCAAGACCAATATTTAGCGTCGAAACTTTACGTTTAGAATGCGCCAATTGATCATTTAAATCGACCAATTTACGCTCACGCACTTCTAAATCGTCTAGATCAATACTTGATAATGCTGTTTGAATTTGAGCTAATTCAATATCATACCGATGTTTACTTCTCAAATGTGTGGCATTAACTTCTAACAGATGATCTATTTTATCTTGAGTCAATTTCTTGGATTCCAATACTTCTTCAATATCAACCCATTGATTTATATTAACTACAGATTCTTGTAACGTTGTTATTTCACTTCTAAGAGAATTGCAGGTCATTTCCACTTCCACAAAAGATCCTGAAGTTTGATTGAATATAGAAGTAGCCGAATTTAATTTACTAGGCAAATCTAGGTATGAATCGGATTCTAACTCTGCTTCCAACACCTTCGCCTTTGATTTACTATCTCGAATATGCTCTTTAGCTACAAGATACAAATCTTCAAATATATACATATCTAAAAATGCGTGTAATAGATCTTTACGTTCTCGCTGCGATTTAAATATAAAATTCTTATTATCATTTTGGGTAGAAAGTGCTGTTAGTAAAAAATCATTGTATGCTCCAATATAGCCTCTAATTATCTTGTTAGTTTGATCTCTATCAGCGCCATTCAATAATACAATTTGATCACCTTCTTGTTTAGTGAATTTCACATTAACTTTCACATGACCAGTTTTTAAATTTTTAATACCTTCCCGCTCAATAGTATAAATAGCATTGCTCAATTCAAACGAAAACTTACATTTAAATTTATTTTTCTTATTATTTAATACATCCTTTGCACGATAAGTTCTAGAGCACTTATCAAACAAGCAATATGTAATAGCATCTAACAAAGTAGATTTACCACTTGCATTTGGAGCGAATAATCCATATGTACCCGAATGTGATGTAAAATCATAATAGTTATTTGCTCCGTACGAAAACATATTTGAAAACTCAAATTTGAGCGGTTTCCATATCACATGACGTGCAAGAATCTGTTCATGATTCAATTTAGAATTAGTAACTCTATTAATATGTCGCATCCTGTCGACATCAATTAATACATTTTCTGGATTTGATTCCACCCACTCTGTAATTAATTTGTTTTGATACTCAACATCTCTGACATCGCCTATGATATTTTTAGTTGTTGCATTACCATCATACTGTTCAGTCGTCTTCATGATAGTCCGCTCTACAAAGGTGTGATTAGATTTTAAAGAATTTACAATTTCCAATACATCATTGTATGAACATCCATCATATTTTACACGAAGTCGAAGCTTTTTAGGCATTTGGGATAGATACTCTTTAGGAGTAATTATTTCACCGTCTTGGATTTCGATGGTACAAAATGCTATGTCGTTAGGTATTTGTACAAATTCAGCATTTCTTCTTGGTACATCCCATACTAACAACCCATGCCTAAATGGATGCTCTCCGTGATTTTGTTGAACTAACGATCCGCAATATGCAACTGTCTTAGAATTGTCCAAATACTGAGGCTTATGGATGTCTCCTAATAAACTTAAATCGAATCCGTCGAATATTTTAGGAGTGACAAAATCATTTTCTATATCCCAATCCAAATCAGTTACAGCAGATGCAACAGCCCCGTGATGTAATGCAATTTTATAATCAGCATCTATTTCATCTGCTTTGACCCAATTATTTGGATCTCCAAAACAAGAAAATACTGAAAATGATATATTACCTAACTTATATACCCCTGTATCTTTCCAATAATAAAGTTGTGGGTGATTTAAATTATCAACTATAGGTGTCAATGCATCTAATCTATGATCATTATTCAAATTTGCATCATGATTCCCAGTAATTAGTATAGTAGGACATAAATCTGCACAACTTTTTAGAAATTCTGAGGTCACTGCTATTAATTCTGGCGACATATCGTTCTTAGAATGTACAACATCCCCACCTATATATATGATAGAATTATCATCTCGAGTGCGTTTAATGTATTTGAACAATTTTTTAAATACAGCTCTATATTCTTTGTGCCTCTTATAGTTTCGAATGTGTATATCTGCAAGATGGTAAATTTTAGATATTTTGGTTATCTTCATATTATAATAAATTCTGTATTTTAAATTTAAATAATTCTTGATTAGTTAGTTTAGATGTGTTATTAATCAATTTCCACATCCTTTCAAAACCTAATTGATTTGGATCTTGGCCATTTGACAATTGTACGAAATATACATTCATACCATTATTCATTAAATATTCGGCAACATCAATCGACTTGATTATTGCATCTTCATCCAATGCAATATACAAATCTTTAACTTTATTCTCTATCAAATGTAGTTTCATTTTCTTAGATAACGTGGTACCATACAATGGACTGCTATTTCGCCGAACAGCAATTGCGTCTAATGCCCCCTCAACTAATATTACAGGCAGATCCCAATTAATCTGTAATTCGAAACCTACAACATTTCTACTATATGGCGGATTGATAAATTTAGTGGAATTGTTATTTGAAAAACTTCTAGTGGTGAAATATGTCAATTGACCACATTTATTGTAGTTAGGAATTATGATCATATTGGAGTATTTGCCTTCTGTACAATATCCAAGTCGATACTTTAAGATATCATGCACAGATATATTCCTCGACGACAAATACTTGATACAACGTCGCCAATAAAAGTTCTTCTCATCCCTGTGCCATAATGGAATATATTCTTTAGGTAAGGAAATTAATTTATCAGGGTTTGAATTGGATTTATTGAATATTCTCGACTTCTTAGGAAGTATTTGGAATAATCGATCAATATATGCTTTTGCAGCATTAATTCTTCGTAATAGGCTGTATAAAGATTTTCCCTTGGTGCCACACACCCAACAATTCCAAGACTGTTTTTCTGGATGTACTTCTAATTTCTTCTTTTTATGATTGCAAAATGGGCAATGGAATGCGTAATTACCCCTACTTTTCGCAGTCGAGTAACCCAATACAGTTTCTAATAAATTGATAATTTCAGTGTTCGCCATACCTTATTATAAGGTAAGTAAAATAATTCAGACGACCAAATTTTCTTTGATATTTTTTAAAAGAGATTCGTCTTTTTTCATTCCCATGAAGCGGCGCGGCCCGATCGAGTCATTATAATATACCGGGTCTAATAGGACATCGTATTTATGATGCATGTTTTCCTCTAAATAATTAACTTGGCCTTTGGAGATGCCAAATATCAATATTTCAAATTTGAATTTAGATTTACCTAACGATTTAATATCAGCTAATAAAGGTTTACTTGAACCCATATACTCACGCCAATTTGATTCTGTCGTGACTCGCGTTCTACGTTTCTTACCTTCTCGCTTTTGTTTAGCCGTCAAGGGCTTTCTTCGAGTTGAATGGAGGTATTTCCTCCCAATATATTTTCGTCCTGATTCTGTGTTCGTAATTAAATATACAAATCCGAATGCATCTTCTGGAGGGGTTGTGACTATTTTATTTTTATATGTCCAATGTGAGCTCATATTAGGCTAATTTGAACAATTCCTTATATAAGGTTTCAATTTTAGCACCAATAATGCCCATCTTTTTAGGATTGGCCTTTCGCAATTCTTTAAGAGCCATAGCTATGTTGTCGACATCATCTTGATGCTTGATAAGTGCCCATAAATCAAATAAGTTTGACACTGCTTGAGCGGGATCATTTGACGCTTCTCGCAATATAGATTCAATATTTGAAATCTTTACCATCATAGTAGTACCATTTTTATTTTTAGCAACTTTGGTGAGGTCCGGATCATCATATAAGAATAATTGTTTTATTGACGAATCTGTCAAGGCATCGTCTAATAATGATTTTTCAACGTAATACGTATTACCTTTATACATTATCTCAGTTGAATTTTTTGATATTTCTATTAATACTCTTTTTAGCTTCATTACATTTCCTGTTTTATAAAATTTCCTAAGTCTTTTATCATTCCTTTCAGTTCCTTTCCTTTAATTGCCGTCTTAGCACTATATAACGTAGCCGTTTTAACTTTCAATTTTGCAGCAAACGCCACGGCTGAAAATCCGCTTAATGCAAATAAAATTGCAATTATACCACCCAATAAAGATTCAGCGAATATTTTCTGTTTTTTGGTATCTTGAGTCACTGTCTTAGCTAACAATTTAAATGGAGCTTCTAATTTATGGTGTAATTCATTTGCAAAATTTACCATCTTGTCAGCAGTTATTGAATCGTTACCAGTTATCAATTTCTTTGCCTTATTGAGGGCATTGCCTAATATTTTTAAAAGAAACGGTCCGGATAATACAGCTGCTAGTAATGTGGCACCAACCGCTTCATTTTGTTGAGATTTCTTTTTTACTACATTTGTGGCATTCAACACTGATCTTTTTATGTCGCTCACAACATCATCTAATTCATTATTCATATTCACATTTTCCATTACGTTTTTTGATGTGATTTGATAAATCATACCAAGTTATTTCTTTTCAAGCTCGAGCAATCTCTGATCTACCGATTCTAGACGCTCTTTCAATTCGCTTTGCATATCTAATAACCGCTCATTGCGCTTATCCATTCTAGATTCCAAGGTCGCCAACGAAGAATATATTTTAGTAGCTGAGAATGTCAATGCTATTATAAATACAATTGCACCAATACTCAACTCAACCTTTTTATTAAATTCAGTAGGACTTGACATATAACTAAATCTCCTATACTACATAATACATATATATATTACAATTCAATAGTTTATGCGTCCATTCTCGCGAGAATATTGATATCAACGTCCGATCTCACTTGTATTGGTTGGCCCATTTTACCAACTGCTAATAAATCTCCTGCGTCATTATAATATCCAATTGTTGTAAAATATGGAGATAATAATGATCCTGTCATCTCATCTATTAATAAATCTGATTTTGGTGACTTCAATGCTGTTGGATTCATTGTTAAGTTAAAATCACCCTTCTTGATACGAGTCAATATCTCATACTGGTATATTCTATGTGTACCTTTATAGTCGAGTTTAAAATCACCACTGAAAAGATTTTTATATTTCGCATTCAATGGTGATATTACTAAATTTCCTCGACGATAGAATACATTTCCTATTATTGCTGTATTAAATGCATGATCTTTGATTGCCACATTCTCGTAATAATTACTATCCAAGGATGAACCAGATGTTATTGCCGTATTCAATAGGCGCAATTCATCTATTTTTCCTGTGAATTGATCAGCAACTTGTAATTGCGAGGCGCCAAGCATTACACATTTTTTATTTATTACAGATCTGGTACCATCGATTGCAGTATCTTGACTTACACCGTCTACTAGCAATGTAATTTCCCATTCAGTCGCACCTTGATGTCTGGTAATAGCAATATGTTGCCAAGTCGAAGATGATATTTCAGCTGATAATTCCACTGACCGACTCCCATCCGATCTAGAGAAATATATAGAACTACCACTATGATAGATATCATATGGATATACATTTGTTGGTGAATCTGTGTAACTACTTGATACATATACAGCTTCTGTTATAGTCCCAGATTCAGTTATTTTTGATTGAGCCCCATAATGATTTATAAATTCAACGCCCTTTTTCGATAATACACTTCGCTGCTCAAGATCTCCAGAAGTTGGGGCATATAACCAAAATGATATTGTAAACTCCTCTGTTCGATCAAAATTGAAATCATTATTAGTTGGCGTTTGCAAGAATTGCGGTAGACCATATTGCGAATCGAATTCAGCTGCCATTCCACATACACTTGAACTAATTTCCAAACCTTCTGAAAACATAACATTATTAATTACGCTCGGATAACTTTCTGCATTGAATGTATATGATTTATATGGATAGTATCCCGATTCAATTGTCCCATATTTGTATTTAAAATTGCGAAACTGCTCATTAAATCCCCAATATGCAACCGTATTATTTCTTGAAATGTGCAATAATGATTCTTCCAACGACTCGTCATATAAATTACCGTTACCATCATCCTTTATGGAATACCCTAATGTAGAATTAATAATTTGTACCGAACCTGGTTTTATAGATTCGCCATAATTCATATATGGTATTGACAACAAAGATGCCGAATAATTCAAATACTTGAACGTGTATCTGGAATTATGATGCTCCAATGTTACATATGGATTATTGGATGCATTATAGTATAATTGATTTATATGGCGCCACATAATATGTTTATATGTACCGTCCACAGAATTTATTGGATCGTTCGCTGCTTGCGGCGCGCCTACTGGAGTAACTAACCCTGAATATAACCCTTCTACTAAATGAAATCCACTACCAGTTGTTTGAATATCTTCATTAGTTACAGTAAATTTCTTATGCACCTTTAATGGCGTCAACGTAAAATCTTGCGGCTTTACAGGTGCTAATGTTGTTGGTATACTCATTCACGTTTGGAATTATTTATAAAACAGACTCTATTTATATTTTATGATATATTTGGAGATTCAGATATTTGAAACGCCTTTTCATTTTCAACCAATAATTTAAACAACTTACTCAATTTCATAATATTATTCCTAATGCGTTAATTTTACTGTAAATAATGATTCATCTGTTGCTGTACTCATTATTGGTTGTGATAATTTACCAACAGCCATTAATTCTCTATTTGGACTATATAGTCCAATACTGGTAAAATATGACTTTTCCGTATTAACAAATGAATCAACAATTAAACCTTCCGAACCTGTAGTAAATGTTGGATTATTACTAAAATTAAACAATCTCCATGGAACATTGATAAAATAATATGTAACATATTGCAGCTCCATTGCCCTGCCCCAAAATCCTAAAGCGTCGCCGCTGGCATCTGTGGCTGTTGTGTCGGTTACTAATTTAATTGCATGCTGGAGTCTATATGAATTAAACCCATCCTTTTCAATATTCCTATTGGTATTAAATCCTAATTCGGAATCCATTTTAGATCCTGCCAAAACTATCATTCCGTGGTTAGGATAAAATAATCCATAACTTCCAGTATCTAATGATGTAGATCCACTTGGTGTGTATGTTAAGCCACCTTCTATTGTACCTAACCTAACGTCATATACTTTACTAGTAAAGTTTACCGAACCCGATATAGCCCTTGATGAATCTATAAATGTATGTGCGATCTCAACAAATGACGCTGTTTGCATATCTGTAAGATTACTATTACCAGAATCAGAACTAAAACTAGCCGATGCTAATGATAACTGCCAGTTTCCTGGATCCATTATAGATTTATATCTGTCTCTCTTAACATCTATAATATAAACATAATCTTCTTCATTACCATCAATTGTAAATTTCTCAGTACCGTGTGGTAATAATATATGTGCATATTGTGTATACATAGCCTTTGACAATGTCTCATTGTCTAACCCACCTAGATCTTTATCCCCTTTGCCATCATAGTCTGCATAAATTATTCTATATTGAACTTCTTCACACTCATCATCATCAGGGTCTTGATTATATACATCTAAACAATAATTTACTGTACCTGATGCTATTAATAAACTCGCAGTGGATGGTGTTTGCAAATATTTTTGATCATTACTCCACAGTGGTGTGATCACAAGTTCTTCTTGCACAATTCCTGGGTCTAATGCTGCAAAACAATCTCCCGATCCAGCTGGTGGAGCTGGGGGTCCAATTGGTGGTACCACTACAGGCGGTTCATAATCTATTGGTGGGCCTGGTGGGGTTTGAGGATTTGGTGTTGGTGGAACTGGTACTGGTATATCTGCGACCACATTAAAACAACCAGCTAATCGAAAGCCTTTACCAGAGTATGGGTCTATATGAAATATTCCAGATGCAGCTGATTTAGCTGAAGTCAATCCTGGTCCATACTTAAATACTATAGTACCACCATTATATTGATTACCATTAGCACCTTTAGGTAATATCGGTTCAAATGTATGAAATCCTTGATATTTAGTTCGAAACCCTGTCTGCTTTCCAGTATATACATATACACTACCTATCAAATTCTGATATCTGTTCCAATTACCAAACCATCCAATGGATTGCGCGGTCAATCTATATTTTTGGCCTTGTATGAACCCATCCCTTTGACATGGCCAATCCCGGTATGAACCCACTGAATTAGGTGGTTTCTCAGATGATGCTGGCGGTGTTGCTGGGGGTACAGTTGGCCATGGAGTTAAATCACCGCCTTCGCCTCCTAGCGCCTCTCCTCCAGGGCCTGAATAACCTATGTCAGTCAGTCCTCCTCCACCATCTGTATCGGGTATTGTAAAACCTGGAGTTAAAGTGTTAAGATTTGTCGGGCCAGAAAATCCTCCTCCACCATCTGTATCGGGTATTGTAAAACCTGGAGTTAATGAATTGTTAAATGGTATGGCCATTACGCTGTCTTTATCTTATTATTATATACAAAATGCTAATGTGGAAATTAAACCTGCAATCCAAACGAAATCTAACTTAACCTTGATCAGAGCTTCTTGTGTGAATGATTTTGGTATTGGTTGTGATGTCTTTGCTACCGCCATCAACTCTTTATTCATATTATATAATCCAATACCAGTAATATATGTCTTAGGATTATTAATCATATCTGGATGCCTAAGATCCCCTTCAGATCCAGTTATAAATGTGGAATTGTTACTGAAATTATAATGTGAATTTTTGGCTCTTACAAAGAAATGTGTACTTTTGACCTTTTCGCCGCCTCTACCAGCAAACCCCAATGGGTCACCAGAACCATCATTATATAAGGCCGCTCCTGATATTGCCGTATGTAATTTGAATGAATTATCACCATTTACTTCTCTAGCAGTTACAGTACCAAATGATGCTGAAGCGTCTAATCGTGTGGCATCTAATACAATAATACCTTTACGCTTAAACAATAAACCATATATTTCTGGATTGCTTGAATTATATATACCATCCTCAATTGATCCAGAAACTATATTATAAACTTCCCCACCTTGCTTAATCACTGCCGCATTGAGAGATGAATCGTCTATCAATCTTAACACAGCCCCATCGCCTGATACACCTACATTACTACCTGTATATGCTGCTGGTGGATTAGATATTGCAAACTCTGAGCCTGATAGATGGGCTAGATTGATTTCAATATTGCCCTCATCTAAGAATTCTCGCATTCTTGCTCGGTTGACGTTTATCACATATATTGAATCGGTAGCAGTACCATCTATTATAAACGATTCTTCGTCTTGATCTAAACACAATAATCTATTTTGACCATATATAGCTCTTGATGGTGTGTCTTCAATTTGACCGCCATCATCTGCCGAGCCTGATCCTAACTTATTTCCATACGATACACTAAATTGTGGTTGAGCTCCGCACTCTGCTTGCGACCCACTATTCCAAATTTCGTAATAATATTCTTTTTGCGCTGTGGTCATTGCTGACGATGTATAGAATGTAGTTAAACTACCTACGTTATTACTCCATAATGCTCTAGTAACAATTTCTTGTTGATTCGGAATAATATCATCTACTGTAAACGCCGTATAAATATTACCAGATCCTAACGGGCTACCTGGACCCATTGTTGGTGGAGTGACTACAACTGGACCTCCACCGCTTGGGGGTCTTATGCCACCATTATCAAACGGTATACCAGTAATACCTCCACCACCGCCAGTTGGGAAAGGCCTAACTCCACCACCGGTGCCAGTAACATTTGGCCTTACCGGACTTCCTGGTGGGATTCCTGATGTAGGAGATATTGGTGATCGACTAGTTGCGTATACTACACCTCGCTCATCTATTACATATATGTTTCCTGTACCATCTGAATATCCAGGCACCGATGACCCTTGCACATTCAAGCTGGTAGCGGAGACTCTGCCAGATTGCATGAATTCTCCCGCAGTGAATGATGTTGGCGTTAATAATATACCAGCAGATTGCACTCGTTGAATTAACGATGCATCTAGATATTGCGGTCTTTGGAACCCAGCCTGACTCGCTCCTGGCTGTGATAGGCCGCCGCCTGTACGTTGAGGTTGTTGGAAAAAAGGTACTGCCATGTTTATGTTTCTCTATTTATTGTTTGAATTATGGTAATGATATTGGTGCTTGTCCAGTTAATGGAACACCCGGTGTTGTATTCAACGTCTGCTTGTTAACGGTAACTGTTAATACTGTTTGACCGCCGGTCTCATTTCCATATATGGTAATAGTCGTTGTCATCGGTGCCGCTATTGCTGATTTAGCTTTAACCCTAAATACTTTACCAGTTAACGTAACCGCTTGACCTGATTCTAAATCTGATATTGGTGGTGCAGCCATTGTAGTAGTTGCCATCGAAGGCTCTGCAACTTCTAATACACATACATCACTGTCTGCTAGTACTGCTGTATATCCATACGTTGAATTACCTTCACTATAATTAATAGTTGACGGCTTAATTAAATCTTGTTGACCAGCTGTCAATGTTAAACTATTATTAGGTACAGACACGATTGGTATTCTAACAGTCTTTTTAGGTAATGTTACCAATTTACTTCGCATGACTTGCGTTTCATCAGGTACAGCTTCTGTAATTGGCATGGCTTCTATAACTGCCCCATAATAGGCTGTACCTAACGGGTGATCTGAATTCCATAATGTGTAATCAATTTCATCATCTGCCAACGCAAAATGTGTAATTGCAAATTCATTTTGGCCTCGAGCTAGGAGCTCACGCCCTTTACGTGTTAAAATCGCATCTACCACGATTGAACTGTTATCCAAATATCCCATTTATTATATCCTTTAAGTTATTAATTTTATTATATTGATGCCTACAAACTTAATTGGCGCTTAACTTCAGTTCGAATTTCCCAAAGAATTATTCTAGTTAATGTTTCGGTCAATTCCAATTCAGCGTCGCCATGCATTTTTTCTATTCCCGATTCCAACTCTGCGTCTAATTCTTTACGTCTTTGAGTCATCGCTTTAAGATCATCTAAAATTTTGAGTTTCTCATCGCCTTCAGCCGCTTTATGTTTTTTAGCTAAAGATTTCATATCTTTTTGTAAGGTCGCCAACTCTTTTTGAATTTTTGTTATTGTCGAAAGGTTCATATTATATTCCTTTTTTGTATTACATACTAATATATATATTGTTTATTGGGGATAGTTCATCATTCTAATCGTAAATTTCCTTCTGGACTTGAATCATCTCCAGATTGATTCGGATTTGTTTCAAATATAGTTACGACCGGACCCCCATCTATCGTAGCAGTAGAATCTATATTTATTCCAGCACCTACTAATCTAGATCCGATAAATCTAGATTTATTTCTGGCTGAACATTCATCGATTTGGTAATACCAAGTTTCAGTTTCGCAATACGATGGTTGATTCAACACTTCATATGCATTGGCCTTCCATGACTCTTGCCACTTGGTCAAATACGGGTGGCATTCTAACGAATATAATGTTATATCATCCCCCTCTGCCTTTATTCGAATTGAATCTACACCTGTTCCTATAAATTCCATTCGATACTCATTAACCCATTCCAACGATCCACTTTGCTTATAATAAAGCTTCCTATAATCTTGCTCCGAACCGTTAACAACTAATCTAACTTTTGCATCTAAACTGGCAGTATCATATGGATGTGAAAATAATCTAACTATATATCTAGACTGAGATACTGTATCTATTGATTGTGATATATAATCATTCACTAATATTCTATGACCTCGAATAAATCTATTTGAATCGATATTTGATACACCAGATTCTGAGACAATTAAGAAGTTCGAGCTGGTATACCATCCATCTTGAGTCGTCAATAACGCATTTGTGAATAGCGAGTCAGATAATCTATAACCATCATAATGACAAATCTTTCTAGTATATCTGCAATCTGGTACTGGACTGTCTATAATATCACATATCGAACTAGTATTTTGAGAATATGAATCTATGATTTGCAATGATGCTGTATACTCTGGTTGTTTTGTTATTTCAAAAATGCATGGGTCTATTAAACTAGACGTGTAATATGAGTATTCAATACTTGGTGGTAAATTTAATTCAATGCTACCAGTTTTATAAAAATATCCAATATCAACACTTGATGTATGATCTACGATCGTGTCCCATTGGGGATTCAAACCACTTTGGGATACTTCATATGTTATAGTTTGTTCCCATTGCGGATTTGAAACTTCTGGTAATCTGGACAATATTGTTTTATTTCTTTGCAATATTGGTGGGTCTAACAATATACCTGTAATTAGATCTGCTCGACCTGGCGCTAATTGTTTAATCTGCTCGAAAAATGTGTAATCATATAAACTTAATATTCGAATAAATGCATTAATGTCATTAAACTGTTGATACTTTTGAAAATATTCAGCAGCTTTTGATCTCAATATTGGATAGTCATTCTCAAATTCGGATGTCGGACAGCCGAACCATGAATCCAAATCTTCGAAGCCCATATGATTGTAAATATCCCGATTCACTTGATCGGCAAGTGAGAATACTACAGCCAATCTATTGCTATCAATAGGCTTCCTATCATATTCAGAAGTTTCCGATCTTGTTGCTGGATCCAATTGGTATTGTAAGCTAGAATCTTCAATTCTAATTTTATCACTTCTGACAGTAACACCAGCTACTTTTGGAACCTCTGAATACATGGTCTCGTTAACTAGATCATATTGAGTAGTCTGATTGCCAGTAAACCCTACATATTCAATTAATGATGGAACTTGACCAGATTGATCTGGATGAGATGATGATGCATATAAAGTTGTGGTATGATCTTCTCTTTGTAAATCTAATCCAAATGGAATATATCTATATAAAGAATAAAATGAACCGGTCGATGAATCAACATTATAACTTCTAGGATTTTTTACATGATTATAAAAAGTCGAATTATCATAAATTGTATAATATTCCTTATATCCTTGAACGCTACCACTATATGGTTCTGTATTGTATGTATGAGCGCCGCCGGTAGATGAATTCAATGCTGTAATAGTTGCTGTCGGTGCGCCACCCAATGAAGCTGTGCTAATAGTATATGCTGCAGATGACATTGATACGGCTGATTCTTGTGATATTCTACCATATAGACCATCTAAAGCTCTTGCAATATGAATTCGATTATCTAATACACTACCACTTACACCATTCTCATTGTATGTTCGAATCGTCCAAAAATCACCATCAAATATTGGAAGCCAATCTGAATAGGCGACTTGTGCTCCGGTACCAAATTGCTCAATCATGACCTTTCCATAATCGTCGCTACCAGAAAAGGAAGCTGTTGAGGTCAATTCATTTGCTGAGACTAACGATATTGCGTATTTTGGATCCGATACACCATTTGATTGAATATATAATGGTATAGCACCTAATGATCCTGATTGCTTTGTTCTGAATCTGAATTCATACGTATCTGGAGTTCGTAGTCTAGTGTCTGCTGATCCGGTTGATCCGCACCATGCTCCTGATCCCCACCCATACCATGCAGCATCAACCTCATCTTGGGGAATTGAAACATACGAGCCTGTGTCTACTTCTAATGAATATGCAAACGTATCCTCAATAGCGATTGGTCTGTCGCTGTCTAATCCAGGCCCACCATATTCTTTAATAGATATTAACGTCTGCGGAATTCCATATATTGACATCATCGCTTTGACAGATCTTGACGTCCCTTTAGTTTTTAACAAATATGGTAAATTGTTAACTACACGCCTCCAAATCATTTGAGTCTGATCTTCGTGCGAGCGAATAGTCATTCCGCTTGAGGTGACTTGTTGACCAATTTGATTAGCCCCTAATTTATATAACCATAGATCTGTTAATGATCTAGCGTTCTTCAAATCCCAACCAAATGATTTTGCAATATGGAACAGTAAATTGTTACTTGGACCTCTTTCTGGATGCTCATCTCGCTCATGGATTTGCGTCAATGCATTTATGTACATATACATCACATCGAAATGTTGACCCACCATGTTTACAAATGTAACATAATTACTGTTGGAATCGTCCATAAGAACGTGTTCTGGTATACTATACCAAAGACTCTTTTCATTGGTTTGATCAAATGTGGAGGCCTCCTCAATGGTGGATACAAACCAATCAGTTACAATACTACTAGTAACATCATGATTAATATATCGACCATCATCTATGTATTTTGGCCATGGAGTCAATGACCCACTTAAACCATGCGTAAATATACTACCTGTATCATGATAATACATCCAACGCTCGAATGGGTCGAATGCACTTTTAATATTATCTATTCTTTGTATATTCGCGTTTATTGGTGATGCTATGAAATGCGACCCTGAACCTGATGATGCAATCATTAAACTATTGTCTAATGAATATGTTTCCATCAATTGCATCTTATATTTGAAATTGCGAACTCGCTCTTCTGCAGAGCTATAGAATATATAATTTTCAAAGTCTGTATAGTCGATATTAAGTGTAACTTCTCCAGACCCAGATATTATCGTATCGATGATTTGCTGACTTGTGGCGACATTTGAATCTAATAAATCAGTCCAACTTTTGTATACAGTAGCTTGCGAATTGTAATCATCAACATCTAGATAGAAGTTTGGACCCTTGAGTGTATTTAAATCGCCATTGCCAGATACTGTGTCCAATATCACTGTATCTATGCGTGGGTCTGCTAACTCTACACCGAAGAATGCTTTACTCCTATCTTGAACAATCAGATCTAATGATCGATATAACTTAATATAAAATACATTTTGATCTAACTTATCAAATTTGAATTGCTTGATTTTTAATATTTTATATATTTGATTGTCCCCAAAATTAACTACAATATTGTTGACCAAATCTAAATTAGATAATGCCGAAGTTAATTCTCTAAATTGCTGCAATGCCAATTTAGCATTCGGGTCTCTAAGACCCATTTTCAATTCAGTACGATCCGGAGAAATTTCTTTAATTAATGTTGGCCATGCGCCTGATTTGTTCTTGTTACCAGGACGACCAAATATTGGTGATATTAAATTTAAAACAATCTTGTAGCTACCTCGATCTATATTAGCTAACTTAAAACCAGCACGTAGATCGGTCAATAAACTATTCGATTCCGATTCTCTCCATACTGGAATATTATACGAACTCCCTACATGATCACCATTAAAGGTATACATATGCAGCTCAGAAAGAACAATATCATTAATATTAGATACATCACCTGTGAATATTGGATACAGCACATTCCACTTCATATGCTCCAAATCTTCGTATCGATATACATCTCCAAATTTTGGATGAGTCAAATTCTGTATATCTTTCGCATTATTGTATCTATTTAAACTCATAGTATCTCATATTTAGCACTCATCTCCGATGTCAAACTTAACAAGAGGTGCACCATCATTTGTATATGTTGGTTGTCCAACCATACAGAATGTTTTTGGTAGATTTTTAATCTCACCCTCCCAAGTTACTACAGTACCTGATGGTGTTAAGTAACTAATCCATAAATCAACCTCATCAAATCCGCCTGATAAGTTTGGATCGATAGTTGTTGTTGTAATCCTCCTCGGTTTCAATGACTCGTCCATACCTGCTATCTCTGCCGCAATATTTTCAAAATCAGTTGATGATGGTGCACTTGCCAATTGATTGATTATCTGATCTTGATTTGGTATTATTATAGCTTCTTGATTACTTATTATTGTGCTCACACTCTCCCCCGCTAACTCTTGTGCGGCCTCTGATGCGGCTATTGAAGCTTCCAACTCTGTTTGTAGAACTTCTACTTGATCTGCAACTTCGTCTGCGACGTCGGCTGCTAATGCGTTCGCGTCTTCGGCAACTTGCAATAAATCTTCGTATCCCTCTAAAAATGTTAGTGTATTGATCTCTTCAGACCATTGATCTTCTAAATCCTCTGC